CGCCACATTTCCTTGGAATTCTCTGAACGACACTTTTTAGATTCTGGTGTTTGCAAAGCTTTGCTAATTGCCTTACTGGTTCTTTTTTTGAAAATATCGTTTTGCCACATCTTCCTACTTGACTCGGATATTTTCTTCCGAGTTTCCGTCGGAGTTTTTGACCACGGGCCTTCCTTGCAGACCGTTTTCTTTTTGAAATTGAAGCACGACTCCCAACTCCCAAGTTGTTCGTCAATTAACTCTTGCTCCCTTGTTGTCCTGGCGACTCTGTCGCCAGGAACAACTTCAATTACCTCAAACAAAAAAGCATCTGCGCCATGCTTGTCGAAGCTTGCTTGCAGATGCTTGTTTTGGTGTTTGCCGTTCTTTAACGAGCTGGCGTGGCCAGCTGCTCTAGTCTTGAATGTTTTAGCAGAACCAACGTACTTTTTTCCGTTGATTATATTTGTGATTTGGTACACGCCACCTTCATTGGCGTGCCCCTTGAACTCTTTCTTCATTTCTAACTCCATTGTTAACCACATTTGGGCATAGAGTTAGTATATGACACAGGTACCGTTTTGCGTTAGCTGGCGAACTGTACTCCACTGCGAGTGATGATGAAGTCAACAGCGATAAACTCAACTGCTCTGGTTGGTACAAGGACGATTCGAACATTGACCTTGTTGTTATCACGGTCAACGTTCGTGTTGTTTCTTTCATCAACAACAACATCGTAACGCTCGATACCCGCACGTGAAGTAATGGTGTTCAAAACATTTCGGAATGACTTCTCAAGCTCGGTGTAGATGGTTGGGGTGATCTGCTCCCAGATTGTGCGATTACCAATATCGATAATCTGACGCTTTAGCTCATTGAGCATTCGAACAACATTGATCGAGCCGAGTGCTGACTCAGCCTGTTCAAGTGTATTTTGGGCGAAGATTACATTGGCAGCGGTGCCTGGGAACTTTGTGATTGGGTTCACGTGGATTGCGAAAAGACGCTCACGTTCTGGTTGCTTGATCTTGACCTTGGTCTTCGTAACGAAGTCAAGGGAAGCTCGGTTGAAACCAGCTGGGGCGAACCAAGGATATGCGATTCTATCGTTGAAGCCAAGTGCAGCAATGGCACCGACGGTTGAAGGAACCGTCACACGACGACGGTTTACGATGTCTTCAATGACAACATCTGGGAAGTAGGCACCAGCATACTCATTGTCAAGAGCACGAAGCTCAAAGGAATTTGCTGTCTGTTCAACGTCAACATATTTACTTGTCTCATCATCCCAAATTCGCTCAATATCTGAGTCATATAGCGGGATGTCCATTACATAGAAAGCAATGCCGAAGTCACGAACAGCGTCCGAGACATAATCAGTAACGAGTGGGTCACGCTGACCTGGCGTCGCCACAATATTCACGTTCGAAGCGATTGCATCAGTAACGATGTCGGAAGCTGCTCGGTATGAGGCCACAGTGGAGTTGGAGATTCCAGCGCCGTTTACATTGCTTGCGAGACCTGGTGAGGTGAATGTAGCTGCTGCATTTCCGATCTCACCGTCAGACGTACGTGTTTCAGCAGATGTTGAACGGTCGTTGAAAGTAGCAGCGTTCTTATCCAGGATGTTAGTCCCATCGAAACCGCCATAAAGGAACGTAGTGAATTTGGTAAAGTTGGTGAACTTGTTGAAGTCAGAAGCAGTCGCACCCTTCTGATATAGAGTTGCAAAAGTAATGCGGCTGTCATCAGTCATTGGATCAATAATCTTGTACTCAAAGCCATCAGGTCTACCATTCCTGAAATACACTGTTTCCTTCATGTGCTTGTTTACAGATGATGTGATGTCCGCCAACGCTCCGTTGCCCAGGGCAACACGGGCAAGCGTAAACTTGTTGTTATTGAAGGTATCCTTTTGAGAGCCAGTCACCAACATGTCAAGCTTACTAATCCCAGCGAACTTAGTCATGGATTTAATGAGCTTGTTTTCTAGTTCAACGACGTTAGGGTTGAGAGCATTGCTGTTACGTGTGAACTTCACACCCCAGTAGTAACGACCATCAGTGATTTCAGTAGTCCCTGGTGCTCCTGCAAGACGTGAGCCATCGGTGTCAGTAGCTCCACGAGTTACCTTGTATCGATGTGGAATCGGAGGAACAATGGCACCTAGAAGTCGTCCATGCGTATCAAGAGTTCCAGTACTTCTGAGGTACAGGCGATCAGTAGCAGCTGAGCCTGTGGTGTCTACAAGAGCGCTGTTGGTGTTAAGAACTTCAACACCACGGAAGCCGAATGGGACAGCGTCAGCAGGAACTGCCTTTTTAGCCACCTGGTCAGAGATGACTACTCGGACATTGCGTGAACGATTAGCGAACTTGCCCGTGGTAAGCAAACGTCGATCTGAGACATCCGCTGCATCGAAGTTAAAGCGAGCCTTCTTATCTCCGATGACTTTACCGATGTAGTTGTCCGAATCTGGATTGAGCGTCATGTTGCTGAACTGCTCAAGGATTCGTGGTTCTACGTCTGTGTCAAAGAAATCACGGACAACCAAGTTAAAGGTTCCATATTTGTCCTTAGGGTTGGCCGATTTCTGGATATCAAGGATGGATACCTTGATCCGTGAGTTGGCATATGCACCATCATCGATTGCTTCAATGTAGAAGAGGTCATGTTCGGTCTCACCGTATGGCTGTGAGATGAACCATGGTGACTTAGGAGCGGTGTAACGTGTGTCAAATCTGCCGAATGCATTTAGGAAAGGCAGAGAAGAATCACCAGAGGTAGAAGAAGTAGAAGCGCTGCCGCTAGCGATAGCAACTGAGTCAATTCCAGACTCCAATGTTGCAATTTCAGCATCCACTGCGTAATCGGCGTAAACCAAGTGTCTCTCATCGGCGAACCTCTCTGGGTCTGTGTTCAAAAGCTTAGCGAAATAGTTGTCTTCGGTTGGATTCAGGGAAGCCGTAAAGATTCTAACACCATCAAATCCCTCATCGTTACCAAACGAAGTGCCTAGGGAAGAAGAAATTGCAATCTTGAAGTAACGAGTGGTGTCGCTAGGAGTAGCAGCGTCGTCAGAAGTTTCACTGTAGTACTGATCGTGACTAAGGATTTGCATACGGGTTCCGCTTGCACAAAAGATCACGCCACGCACAAGATTGGCATAACCGTTCCAAGCACCGTCAGACCCAGTGGCAAAAGAGTCATTATCGGTAAACATGGGCAAGCCATAGGCTTCATTGCCAGATACGTAATGATTTGCTACGATAAACTGGACTACGCCCTGAGCTACGGCCTCGTTACCTGGAACTTCAGCTGCACCACTGATTATAAAACCAGCATTCTTGACAGTGCCTTGTGTACGGGTCGTGTCAATATCTGTGCTAGTCTCGTTTGCGCCAGCGTTCAAAATTCTGATGAAAGTCAGAGCTGAACGATTCGCCAAAAATTTATCTGCCGCATACGGAGCAGCGTATCTTGTGTTAAGATCACCGAAAATTGTTCTGTAGTCAGCAAATGAACCAACGGTGTATGGTACGAATGCTGGGCCTCTTTCGGAGCCACCGATCACGCCAGCTGGAGTGCCCGTAGGGCTTTCCTCCCGTGCTGAAAGATCGATTTCTCTGTCGAAGAAACCTGGAAAATTGAAAATCTGGCTGGCCATGTTTTGTTCCTTTGCCTGAAAAGTGCAGGTAGTCCCTAACTAATTAGGACATTGATTCTTAGAAATCTCATTATTTGAGCGTCTTAATAAATTGCTCTAGTGTTTCTATATCTGATGCCCTGTAAACAGTCTCGCCTTTTTTCTCATTTGACTCAAGAATGGACACATAACGTGGCCTCTTGTTTCCTGTGCGAGCATCGATGACATCCTTCCTTACCAGGTATCGTTCATCCGTGGTAGGAGTTTGCTTTGTGCTTGGGTCTCGTTCAATATCTGTAAGAGCAAATGTGCCAGGATTGTCAGAATTTTTCTGAGGAGGTCTGTTCATGTGCTTTGCTTCTACCACTTCGGTATTGTAGCTTCTTATATCAAACGTAACGTTGGGTGCAGAGACCCAGCGTCTGACGGGAACAGCGTTGGTTGGATGTTGCGGAGCCAACACGTATCCCTTTACCTTCACGGTCATAGAATATCGAAGGATACGCTCGTCTTCCGTGAAGTCGTCAATGTTTTCTTGGTTTGGATACTGGTCTTCAGTATAAGCAAGGAACCAATAACCCTTGTCTGTTACTAACTTGTGAATCCTGTCATTTGGCAGGAAAGAGGACATGAATGTTTCAATCAAGTAGTTCATGTGCTGCGTAAAACTCGTCCAGAAGATAACTTCATAAGTTGCAGTGAAAAATTGAGGCTGTGGAATCGTAATAATCTCCCACATGTTGTTTGAGGAGACTCGTGTTTCCAGAAGTCCACCTTGGGTAACCTCAATCTGGTTAGCCAACTCACCCGTGTCTCTTCTGGTAGATGGAACTTCCGACAGGTGCTTGAAGCCCATTTTATTGATCAAGTTCTGATAGTCACGGTCGCCTTTTTCAAGACGACGCTTGATTGCAAGCGGTCCAGAGAATTGATTAATGCCACGGCTAGTAATGTCAGCCGAAGTTTGCTCAATCGATGTTCTCCTAATGGAGATAGCAGGAAGCATCAATGTGTTGTTCCTGTCCCTCGGAGGGCGTAGCCTCTTGGCCAAAGCAAAGCGCTCACCAGTGGCGAATATCACAAAAGGCTTTTTGACCTGTAGCTGTTTGTTCCCAGCCTCTACGAGACGAACAGTAAACCCAATGTCCCTGTCAAATAGGCGAAAGAGAGCCATGTCCGAATCTTCAATTCCACATGGCGGAATAAGAAAGTCGTCAGACGTAGAATCTCCTTCATACCCAGAGTTGACATGGGCCTCTGGGTTTCTCGGATCTCTATGGATAGTCTGACGAGTTTCATTGCGAGCCATGAATATAAGTATAGAGCCCTCAGCCGAGTCTAAAACTATATCGGATTATCCGTGGCTAAGAAAGTTATGACCACACTCCGTAATGCTCGTCAGCAATCATGTTTGAGAGTCCGTAGTCGATAACATCCAGACGATTTTACTGGATTAACGACTTATAAGCTTTGACAATCTTTTTGAGTTGTTCTACAGAACACTGATTCTTCATTCTGTTTGCTTTGTGGGAACAAATGATTGTATTCTTTGGAGTATAGCCAAGAAGGTTATTTTTTCTGTCGATTGTAGGTGACGAGGTGGTAACCCTGCCCTTTCCCTTTTCAAGCGGAAGGCCCAGCAATGGGCAAAACTGTGGAATGGGTAAATCAGTTTTCTGTAAAGAGAAGCGCCTATTCCTAATTTTAGCTCTTCGTCGGCAGCTTTGAAGTAAGCCATAAACTATAGTCTCGGAGTTAGGGTGCCTGGTCATACCCTCTTTTTTGAAAATTACATCCCAGGAGAGACTGCCATGTCTTTCAATTTTTGTCAGATTACCTGTTAATAATTCTAATTCTTCAATGGTGCCGTTGTTCTTGGTGACATTTGCTAGACTGCTGACCACCAGTACGTTACCAGGAACGTATCCTATATTAGGGTTCAACCTATCAATGGTTCTGCTGGAGTAGTGTGGTTTTATTCTCTGGGAACCGAAGGTGAATTCTTCCCCAAGGATCGGACAGTGTTCTGAGCAATTTAAATCTGCAATCGTAATTGAGAATTCCAAGTTCAGCTTGGTTGCACGTTTTCGTGCAGAGGCCAACAGGCGTTTGTAAATGTGCTTTCTGTAAGAAGCTTTGTTTCGTGCAGAGTACAACTCTTGGTTCTCAGATACTTTTTTCAGATACTCGTTTCTCGTATGCTTGTACCTGTTTTGGTCTTTGACTTTTTTGACAGTTTTATTGGCTTGCCCATACTGTTTATTGTATGCCGAAATTTTTTCCTTATTAGCTTTATTGTACTGTCTTTTGTAAGCATTCCTGCATTCTTTACAAATGTTGGTTAGGCCGTCTTTTGAATATTTGTCTTTATGAAATTTCTCAAGTTTCTTCGTTGCCAAGCATTTTTTGCACTGCTTTTTTTTCATCTGACCTTATTTTCCTCGGGGTGGAATTAAGAATTGTTACTTTCCCAATAGACTTGTCATCCCAGATGAACCATCCGTATTCACAGGCATCAGACCCTTTACCTCTGAAGGATGGCCTATTTGGAATGACGTAAATATCTGGAGTGTTATTTTGCATCCAAGTACATCGTACGTCTGAGGCAAGAAAGTTCAGGCGCAATAGCATGCAAACTTGCTCGGCCTGAGTCATCGCATGAATAATCATATCTTGCGCCATCTTGTAGGGAGGATTGGTCAAGATGACCGCAGCCCTAGCACTCGGGTTTGTCTTTTGGGGCTCGTACTGCCAATCTAAAAAACTAGAGATGTCAACCCTTGCAACCCCTGGGGTCTGTTGAAGCTTTTTTTCAAACCTACCTTGGAGTTCAACAGCGTGCCAGCGAACATGTGGCACAAGGGGCCTAGCAGCTCGTATAATAGCCCCGTCACCTGCGCATGGCTCAATCCATGTACCAGACTTCAAACGGCCTCCTGCTTTTTCTAAAAAGCGCCTGACTGTCCATCCTGGTGTGGGGTAGAAATCATTTGGGTCTCTCTTCTTTTTTCCTCGTCCTGTAGCACTCATGACTTTGCTCCTGCGTATCTAACCAGGCGGACATTCCTAGGCCAAAACCATAAAATCTTTTCACCAGTAAGGACTCGGACGATTCCATCCCAGTGTGGCCTTTCCTCACCCATTTCATCAACTTCAACTATCATTCCCTGGAGCTTTTCGTAATCTATGTAGCTTGGATAAATTTTCACTCCTTTGGCATCTAACTCACCAGTTGCCACATCAACCAAAGGCCAGGAGATATTGTATCCTTTGGTCCGCTGCCTTTGGGCAATCATGGACCACTTGTTCT